GGAGATGCAAAGTGAAAATACCGAGGAGAATCACAATTGGTAAAAAGAAGTACGACGTTATTGTTGCTGACCGTGGCCCGTTCAAAGGTTGTATGGGTGGCGTGTCATACGACAACAAACTAATCCACATTGGCACACGCAGTTGGCTAACAAACAAACGCTACAAGCAAGAAGATATTACCGACACGTTCTGGCATGAGGTGACGCACGCCATACTCCAAGACATGGGTCACAAGCTTGAAGCTGATGAGAAGTTTGTCACAGCGTTCGCCAATCGGCTAACAAAGGTAATAACCAAAGCGGAGTTCTGATGACAACGCATAAGATCAAATGGTCACACAGTAGCCTCAAAGATTACGAGGGCTGTGCGCGGAGGTACCACGAGGTGAAGGTACTTAACAACTACCCTTTCCAAGAGACTGAGCATACGCGCTACGGTAAAGACGTACACGCCGCCGCTGAAGCTTACGTTAAAGACGGTACACCTCTGCCCCCTGAGTACGAGTTCATGAAGCCTATCGTCGATGCGCTGATGGCTAAGCCTGGACGCAAGCACCCCGAGCATGAGATGGGGCTGACCATTGATCTTAAGCCTTGTGGTTTCAAAGACGACAACGTGTGGGTTCGGGGTATTGCTGACTTGTTGATAGTAGATGACGACAACCTCACTGGCTGGATCGTTGACTACAAGACAGGCAACAACAAGTACCCTGACACCGACCAGCTTGTGCTGATGTCGCTCATGACCTTTGCGCACTTCCCCCACTTACGCCAAGTTAAATCGGCGCTTCTGTTTGTGGTAAAAAATTCTATTGTCAAATACCGAATGGGGTTGGAAGATATTGAACCTGCGTGGTGGCAATATCGTCAACGGGTGTCAAAGCTTTCTGCCTCTTTTGAACACAACGTTTGGAACCCTACGCAAAGCGCATTGTGCAACTGGTGCCCAGTACGCACATGTGAACTTCACCCAAAACACTAGGAGCAAGTCATGGCACGTGATTACAAAAAAGAATACAAACGAGATTTAGAAACTGGAAAGTCTGGCCCCAACAGCGCACAGCACGAGCGCCAACGCGCACGCCGCATGCTTGACAAGACAGGCGCAGACAAAAATAAAAACGGCAAAGCCGATGCGCGTGAAGGCAAAGACATTCACCATGTCACACCAATACGCAAGGGCGGTAAGTCTGTTCGTAGCAACATGCGTATTCGCAGTAAGTCAGCAAACCAAGGCGACAACGGCAAGTGAGTCTAATCGAGCCGTCAGCCTTAGCTGATGTCTGGTACTTACGTTACCAGCACTCTTGGGTGCGGCTTGACTCTTTGCCACAAGAACTACGTTGTATGGCTGACTCTCTTAAGAAGAGCGGCAAGCTTGACTACCACATGATGGTCGAGAAAGAAGGCTATTTTGAAGTGCTAAAACTACGAGGAGAATCATGCAGATCATAGAGAACAAAGCTCTGCTTCTGCGCACACGCAACCCTGACAAGTACAAAATCATTCCGAAGTTCGCAGTTGTTGGTGAGAAGGAAGGTGTGTACGAGGTGGCAGTTCGTTGGGGCTTAGACGAAGCACGTGTGCTAAAGAACTTGGGCGTAAAGAATGTACCCTCGCCAATCACCGCACGGTACGACTGGCCCGGACGCTACAAACCAATGAAGCACCAGATCGACACGGCGGCGTTTCTTACGTTCCATCGTCGAGCGTTTGTTTTCTCCGAGCCAGGTACAGGTAAGACGCTGTCAGCATTATGGGCGGCTGACTACCTTATGCGCACACGGCAGGTGCGGCGCTGTTTAATTCTATGCCCCATCTCAATCATGCAGTCGGCTTGGATGGGCGACATCGGCAACAGCGTCATTCATCGAAGCGCTATCGTCGCGCACCATCAGCAGGCTACACGCCGTATTGAAATGGTTCAGGGTAACTACGAGTTTGTTATCACCAACTATGATGGGCTGAACCTCATTGCCGATGAGATTGTTAATGATGGTCGGTTCGATTTAGTCATTGCCGACGAGGCTAATGCGTACAAGAACGTATCAACAAAACGTTGGAAGTCTCTCAACCAGATACTAAAGCCCGACACGTACCTGTGGATGATGACTGGTACGCCAGCCTCACAATCACCGCTCGATGCCTATGGCCTAGCACGACTGGTCAACCCATTAGGCGTACCGAAGTTTGCAACAGCTTGGCGAGACAAGACCATGAACAAGCTCACGATGTTTAAGTGGGCGCCTAAGTCTGACGCACAAGAGAAAGTTCACGCGGCACTACAGCCTGCAATACGCTTTACAAAAGCACAGTGCCTCGACTTACCACCAGTTATTACGGAGACTAGAGATGTCCCCCTTACCCCACAGCAGAAAAAGTATTACGCCATACTCAAGGAGCAGATGCTCGTCAAGGCGGCAGGTGAAACTATCACGGCGATCAATGCAGCAGCAGAAGTTAATAAGCTCCTTCAGATTAGTGCTGGTGCTGCCTACACCGACAACGCCGAAGTTGTTGAGTTTGACTGTAGTCCCCGACTATCTGTACTGATGGAAGTACTTGAAGAGACTGACCGCAAGGTGCTGGTTTTTGCGCCATACCGACACAGCATAGATACCATTGCAAACTATCTCGACAAGTACGCAGTATCAAACGCATTGATACATGGTGACGTATCACCAAGCAAGCGCACCAAAATCTTCAAGCAGTTCCAAGAAGAGACTGACCCACGCGTGCTTGTGATTCAACCCCAAGCCGCCGCTCACGGCGTTACGCTTACTGCCGCTGACACGGTGGTGTTTTGGGGGCCGGTCATGTCAACAGAAACTTATATTCAATGTTGCGCTCGTTCCGACAGGAAAGGGCAGACAAGCGATAAGGTGACGGTCATTCACATTCAAGGCAGTGACATTGAGCGCAAGATGTTCAAGCGCTTAGCCGAGAGGGTGGAAGACAACAACCTTTTAGTAAAGCTGTACGAAGAAGTGCTTGACACGAAGTAAAAGTTTTGACACACTACGAAAAAACAAAGGAGAGTCTTATGTCAGAAACCGTTCCATTAGATAAGCTGGCGAAGGTGTATCGCAAGATACGCACTCGCATACAAGAGTTGACCACAGAGTACGAGACGCAAGTCGAAGGGCTCAAGGCTCAACAGCAAGAGATCAGTAACGCGATCAAAGACCACATGCTAGTTACAGGTGTGAAGACTGTGCGCACTGATGAGGGCACCATAATCTTGTCGCAAAAGACACGCTATTCCACGCACGACTGGGATGCGTTTAAGTCTTTTGTGCTTGAGCATCAGGTGCTCGACCTATTTGAGAAACGTATTGCTCAGACCAACATGAAGCAGTTTCTTGAAGAAAACCCCGGAGTTGTACCGCCGGGGCTCAACTCGGACAGTGAGTACGCTATCACTGTACGCAAACCAACTTCTAGGTAAAGGAGAAGTCCATGTCAGAAATGACCTTGTTTGAATCAGGCAACCTGCCTGCGTTTGCTAAGAACCGTGAACTGTCTGCTGTTGCTAAAGCCCTCGCTGGGGGTGGTGGCGGTGGTGGCGGTAAGCGCATTTCCATTAAGGGCGGTGTGTTCCGCTTGATTCATGACGGCAAGCAGATTGCCGCTATTGATGAGCGCTACCTCGATGTAGTGATTGTGCAAGCCGCTGAGAAGATTAGCCGCACGTTCTACGCTGGTGCTTGGGATCCTGAGAACCCTGCACCCCCTGACTGCTGGTCAGCCGATGGTGATAAGCCTGACGCTACAGCCGCTTCGCCACAGTCACCGACCTGTGCAACGTGCCCCCAGAACATCAAAGGTTCTGGTCAAGGCGAGTCTCGCGCCTGTCGTTTTAATCAGCGTCTGGCGGTTGTTCTTGCCAATGACATTGATGGCGATGTGCTTCAGCTTCAGTTACCAGCGACTTCAATCTTTGGTAAAGCTGAGGGAGACAATCACCCCTTGCAGTCTTACGCTCGGTTGTTGGCGGCGCAGTCCATCAGCCCCGAGATGGTTGTGACTCGTATGAAGTTCGATACACAGAAAGAGTCACCCAAGTTGTTCTTCAAGCCCGTGCGTTGGCTTACTGACGATGAGCACGGTACAGCAGTTGAGAAGGGTCAATCAGAAGATGCTAAGCGTGCCGTCACCATGACGGTGGCTCAGACGGATAAGGTTGAGAAAGTCGTGGCGCCTATGCTTGAGGGTAAACCCCCAGCCGCTAAGGCAAAGAAGCCTGCCAAAGCAAAGGAAGAGACTGAAGAAGTCGATGAGCCTGAGCTTCGGAAGGAAGAAGCCGCACCAGCACCCACAAAGAAAAGCGATTTGGCTTCAGTTGTGGCAGACTGGGACACCGACGACTAATCAATTGAGGGGGCGCCGCAAGGCGTACCCCTAAAATCTATGCCCTATTCTGAAAAAACAAAAGCTTTAATTAGTGATGCTCCAAAGACGTTAGGTACAGAGTTAGCCCGTTGGGCTATGACCAGAGATATTTCTGTACAGCGTATTGCCTTGGCAACTGGAGCGACCCGACAAACTGTTTACAACTGGTTCACTGGTTCAACCGAAGTCACCTCAGCGTACAAAGATCGCGTCACGACGATCATCGACATACTAAAAAAGGTGAGCCAAACTGACGACGCATGGAGAACACTATGTACGCAATTCAACCTACGCAACTGACCGACGAGGAGTTTTTCAGAACGTGCTTGCAGATTCTAATAACTGATGAGTTGCCTAAAACCTATCAGGAAGAACTGCTTAAACGCTATGAGAAAGCGCTTGATAAGTTAGCTGAGCCAGCACAATAACCACGGGGAGTTGGTATGCAACCGCTTGATTTTCTAGCGGCGGTACTCCCGTCTTCAGGTTTTTTCTGTGCGGCTGAGTTCACCACCAAGAAAAAAGAACATGTCTTTGTTGAAAGCGTTGCCGAGCTTGTTGGCATCGCTGATGCATGGGCAGAAACAAAAGATGTCTACTTTGCCTTAGCTTCGTTTAATGAGGCAGGGTCACGCACAGCCGATAACGCTAAGCTGCTTAAGTCGTTATTTGTTGACGTTGATCTGGGCGATAAGAAGAAGTACAAGTCTCGTAAAGAGGCGGCTGATGCCTTTGAAGACTTCATGGCTACGACTGGCATGCGTGAGCTTGGGCAACCTATTGTTGTCTCCTCGGGCGGGGGTTACCACATTTACTGGCCTTTCACTGAAGAGGTCGAGGTATCTAAGTGGAAACCCTTAGCCGAGAACTTCAAGCGTCTGTGCAAGCAAGAAGGGCTTGAGATCGACTGGAACTGTACGGCTGACGCCGCTCGTGTTCTGCGTATCCCCGGCACCCTTAACCACAAGTTCGACCCACCTAAGCCTACAAAGATTCTTGGCGAGGGCACAGGGGCGTTTGAGTTTTCTGCTATTGAAGAGTTCATTGCCAGCAAGCTGAAGGCGCCCGTACCCACCGCTCAAGTTATCAGCCTACCCGGCGCACGCCCAACGTCAAAAGGCCAGCCAAACCTCACGCTAATGTCCAACAGCGTGACCATATTTAAGAACATAGTTAAGCGCACCAAAGAAGGCACTGGTTGTGCACAACTTGCTCACTATATGGAGAACGCCGCTGATGATGGTATGGAGCCCTTGTGGCGTGCCATGCTGTCGCTATCTAAGCCTTGTAGCGATGGTGAGAAGGCTTCTGAGTGGCTAAGTGGGTTGCATCCATACGATGCTGAGCGCATGCAGACAAAGCTCAATGAGATAAAAGGGCCCTATCCATGTGTCAGTATTGATAGTCTGAACCCTGGTGTGTGCCAGAACTGCCCACACTTCGGCAAGATCACCAACCCGCTGGCCTTGGGCAGGGAGACAAAGCTCGACACGAGCGAGAAGGAAATATCTCTCACACCCCCACCCCAGCCTACATTAGTAGCGCCCCCACCCTCACCGACAATTAAACGCCCCACGCCACCCAAAGGCTACGCATACGGCGCCAACGGCGGTGTGTATATGGAGAAGTCAGAGACTGACAGCCAAGGCAACAGCACGGTCAAGCAGGTGCCCCTGCTACCGTATGACCTGTTCGTTGTACACATTCTCTGCCAAGAAGGCGACCACATTATTTATATGCTGGCGATGCGCCCGACTGGCCCACAGGAAGTAACTCTCGCACAGAGAGCCATGGCATCCAAAGACGAGACAATTAAGTGCCTA